CGGTTCATGTACACCCAGCGCCACACGCAAGTGACTTCTTCCCATGTGCGGGCCTGTGAGTGTCCAAAGTCGCGCCAATGGATGTAATCCACCGGAGCGCACTCGTATTCGATCTGCTCAAGGTTTGGCGGCGCACCTTCACCCTGCTCAATGGCAGAAGTGATGGACACGCCATCATCCTCAATGCCAATGGGGGCAACGTGCGGCTCGTACCGCACCCACGCCGTACCGCGACCGCCGAGGAACCGATCCTCAACGTCGTACTTCATCGTCGAGCGGAAGTCGGGGTAATGCTCAATCTCAAAGTCGATGGCGCGTTCCAGCAACTGCGAGGCTACGCGGCCCACGGGGTCGTTATCGCCAAAGCGACGGCTGATGTCAGCCTTTGGGAGTTTGGCGTAAACGGCAGGGGTTAGCGTCTGTACGTTTGACCACAGAATGTTGAAACGGGCGGCTTCGTTGCCACCCTGCCCACGGCTGTCATCCCGGTACCGCTTAACGATCTTCTTGGTACGCGCCTGCCACTTGGCAAACTCGTTGTCATACTGACCGATAATTCGGAGGTACTTTTCCAGTTCCGGTTGCAGTATGCCTTCCATGATTAGGCCGTGAAGAATCCAACAGCCATGACGGCAAGCCCTGCGCCGGTCGTGATCTTCCACGGGCCGGTAGTCGCAGCGGCGTTGATCTCAAGGCTGTAGACGCCCACCGGGGTGTTTGCAGCCATCGTCAGGACGGTCGTGCTGCCGTCAATGACGCTTAACGTGCTGGTGCCAGTCGTCGTGACCGTCACCACAATGCGATGGAGGTAGTCACCCACGGCACCTGTGCCACCGAGTACCTGTGCGGTCTGCGAGGCGGCAACTGTTTCATAAGGGTAACGATTCGGGCTGACAATGCTCATATCCTTGCTCTCCTTGACGTTGTGCGGTCGTGAACCGACCACATCTCGTTCAACGTGACTGTGTTCTCTGGCCCCACCATCAGCGGCTTGACCTCTGGCGCTGGGGGCTTGTCAGCGACTTCAGACCATGATACCGCAACCATACGGAAGGCGTCACTAGGGTGCGATGTCCAGTCGTGGCGCGGCGATTGCCGGTATGCCTTCTTGTCTTCGTCGTATTCGCGTTGGTACTGCCGCAGCGCCTCAATGCCATCGCTGCACTTGGTTGCGTCAAACCACACCCGGGGCAGCATCATGCGTACCGCTTGGATGCCCGACTGCACGCCAATGTCGGGGACAACGGCCAGTTTGCCGATGTCGAGTTGTGCGGCCAATTGCTCAATGATGCTCTTGCCCGTTTGTAGGCTCTTGGCCCGAGCGTCGTGCGGCAGGTAGTGCTTGGCGTAGCGGTAGGGCTTCTTGGTCACGACGTCCGCAATGGTATGGATGTCCTCGCCCGATACGGCATAGAAGTCGATCACGCGGATTTCGCCACGAGTGACTTGGTAGAACCATATTGCCGTGTCGTCTCTCCACCCCAAGTCCCATGCGGTGTACACGGGCATACCGGGGTCATACGGCACGTTGGTGATGCGGCCTTGGTCGTTAGCCTCGCGCATTTCCTTACCGTAAAAAGCGCCGAGAATCGCAGCCTCAAAACTGCACTCGTACTCCTGTAGGTACTGATCCTCGGCCAACTGCGCCCGTGCTGCGGCTAATTCGCCAGCTGGCAACAACCCCGACGATGAAGCGGGGAGGCGCAACAGGAACCATTCATCCGGCAGGCGCTTTGCTGTCTCGTAAATCTCCCAAAACTGGTTCTTGCCCTTCGGTGTACCGCCAAATACAGCCCAACCTTGCTTGTCTGACAGCGCCGGGCGTATGACGTTGCCGAATACACTGGGCTTAAAGTCACCGAATTCGTCCATGTATACGCCCGAGAACCCCAGTCCGCGCATATTGTCTGCGGTTTCGGCCCCGTACAGCCGTATCTGGCTGCCGTTGATGAGGGTGATGGTCAGTTCCTGCTCGTTGACCGATTGAGTTATAGGGTGTGCGCCGTCCTTAAAATACTGCCAAGCAATTGCCTTGGCCTGCGACCTGTACGGACTGACGTATCCGAACAGCCCGTAAGGCCCTTGGTACATCGCAGCAGCGCGGATCATGTCGTTGACGGCGGCGACGGTCTTACCTGCGCGGCGGTGTGCTACGAGGCAAGCCCAGCGTTTAGTGCGCTCATGGAACGGCATGAACGCCTTGCGTGGGCAATAGGGGAGGATTATTCGGGTGCCATCCATCCGATCTGTACCTTGACCGGGCCGTTTTCCTTGCCTGTGATCTCTTGGCGGGCGAGTTTGGGAACGTGGTATTCCAGCAGGGTGCTGAAACACTCAAAGGCAGCCTGTGGCCCCTTCTCCTCTGCGATCTGATCTAGCCACCCTTGTAAGCGGTCTGCATTGCCGTCTACGAACCGTGCAATAGCCTCTCGTGCCACGGCGGTGGACTTGTTTGGGCTACCTTTAGGTCGTCCTGCTGGCATAGCGTTGTGAATATATGGCTATTGTTTATTCCGTGCAACAATCGTTTGAGATAGCCACCGCGTACATTGATGCAGAGGCGGTGGGCGTCTTACTCTCGTTTAAGAATCTTGACCTTCTTTTCCTCGCCGGGGAACACGACAAAGTTGCGTGTGCCGCTGCCGCCTTGGCCTCGGCTGCCTGCGTCTAGGTATCGGATGCCGGGGATGCCTTTTGATTTCAGATACTCTGACGCGGCTGCTTTGTTGCCTTCACCCATCAAAGACGTTAGTTCATTGATCAAATCTACGCCTGCCATGCTTTTACCATGTGCGTACATTTTTTCGCCGCTAGACAATGGCACAGCAAAATACCCTTCTGTAACGCCGAGTGTTTTCTTCACAAAGTCGCTTTGCTCACTTAACGGCTTATCCCAATCCAGCATCCGATCTACCATTTCGTCGGGTAGGTCGGCTTTGTAGAGGGAGCCGTCCGGCTTAACTGATTGCAAGGCTGGTCGTTGGCCACTTTCAAGCAGTTGTAAGGCTTGCTTGGCTGAATTGGCAACAGATTTTGACGCGCCCGGCCTAGCTAGATTTTGCAACGATTCTTTAGCCGCCAAAACATTGCCAGATTCATCACTTAAAACACGAGCCAAGAGGTGTTTTGGAATGCTTGAATCAAGCAATTCCCCGTCCACAAAATCATCGGTCTGCGTCAATGTTTTTCTATACATATCAGCAACGCCGGGATTTTCAGCCAAATACACGCCATGCCCGTAAGCCTGCGCCCCCTCACCCGTGCCGATCTTGCTGGCGTCAAACTCACCGAGCGGGTTGGCCTCTGTGCCCGGGAAACGGTGCGGGGTGCCGTGGTATACGTCCAGTTCCGCCATAACAGGGCCGGTTTTGCGAGGGCCGAGCATCTCGCCAATGACCTCGCCTGCGCCTAACGGCCCGCTCATCGCTTTCTGGCCCATTTGGCGTAACGCGCTGGCGATAATGGCAGGGTCACGCACAACGGCTTTGCCGGCCTCGTAGACGCCCTTGGCCGTGCCTACGGGGTCGGTGACCATGCCCTTGATGCCTTCTAACTGGTTGGTCAGCCCTTCGCCTACCCCAATGGACAGGTTTTCTAGGTTAGTGCGAAAGTCTGTTTGCGGTGCGGGTTGGGCGGGGGTTGTGCCAGCCGGCGTCGGGATCGACTCCAGCATACGTCGGCGGCGTTCTTCCTCGGCTTGTTTGTAGGCGAGGGCAGCGGCAAGGCGGCTGCGGTCGGCGGCCATTTACTTAAACCTGTCCAACTTGTAAACAAGGCTGGCGATCTCGCCCACGATCTCATCCACGATGTTCTGCAAGTCAGTGTCTTTGGGCAGGTCGCCTCGGATGCCCTTAACAAACTTCAGCAAACTCTCGGCGTAGGCGGCCGCGTCCTTTTGTACCTTGAACCCCTCGGGGTAGTCGTCCAGCGGGATGATGCCGTGGTGGCCTTGATACGCCTCGGCGTACTTGTCGGCCAAATCCACGATGTTTGAGTAGTAATGACCAAGTGCCTTGTGGGCGGGGTATGAGGCCGTCTGCAAATGAAGGAAGTGGGCTGCCGTGCTGCTGTGCAGTAAAACCCCGACAAATTCTGCTGCGTCTTTATGCGACATAGAGCCTCCGCATTGCGAGGTTATCCCGTCAGTGCTACGGTTGCAACATGACGTTTGTATTCTTTCACGTCGGCCCAGACCTTGCCATGCCGGCGCGGATGGTGGAATCACTGCGGCGGCACAACCCGGCCGCCGAGATTGTGCAGGTCACCGACCACGATACGCGCACCGTGCCCGGCGTGACGTGGACAGCCCCGACTGATGGCGACCGCGAATACCTCATGCTCTGGCGTACCCAAGCGTTTGCCGGGTTGGGGCTGACCGAGCCTGCTATGTACATGGACACCGACATGATCGTGAATAAGCCGATCAACGTCGAACTCTTACTGGACGACCATCACATCGCCGCCTGCCGTCGTTCGTTCAACCGTGACGCAATGTTCAACATCCACCAGCGCGGGCAGGACTACAGCGAATATGCCGGCAAGACGCTGGATGAGGTGTACCCCATAATTGGCTGCTGCACGATTACGGCTAGTAGCGGGGCATGGGAGGCAATGGCCGAGACTTATGCCGCCTTGCCGCCCAAGTTCAAACGTTGGTACGGCGACCAAGAGGTTTTGCGGGATTACGTCAACTCGCTGCCGGCGTCGTGGGTGACCTACCTACCCGAATTTGAGTTCGCCTGTTTACCCGAGGCCGCCAACGTTTATCCGCGCCCGTCCATCACCCACTACAAGGGCCAGCGCAAGGCGTTGCTCAACGGAGTTGCTCCGGCCTAATCGCGGCGGTGTACCGGGCGTAGAGTTCGCGTATAGCAGCCTCTGCGTCACGGGCGACGTAATGCTCGCCCCTTGGCTCAAAAACGCCCATAAACGCCTCCTGCGCGGTTTTAAGGCGTCCCTTGGGCATCTTGACCTCTACCCAGCACACCCACGGCGTCCCGTCTGGCAGCGCCCGCGTCACAAGGGCGTCGGGGATGCCTTGGCCGGCTAGGCTGAAGTCCATGACCGTAAACCCAGCCTTGCGGAGGGCGTCGAGGATGACGCCAGCGTTGCCGTCACGGCGGGCGGCATACCTCATCGCTTGACCAAAAGCCCCTGCCCGGTCGGCAGTTCCAGCACCTGTTCCTTGCCCTGTAGGAACCGTTGGTGCGTTAGGGCTGATTCACGGTATCGGCGAAACCCGTAATCATCAAAAACGACAATGGAACCCGGCTGCAGTCGTTCGTACACGAGCGGGAAAATATACCCTTCCGCCTCGGCGTTGTTGAGGTCGATTTGGCAAAACCCGATTTGGTCGGGCAGGGCGGTAACAGCGCAGATGTCGCCCTTGTGAACCGTGGCGCCAAAGGGCGCGAGGCGCTGGCGTACTTGCTCAAAAAGGTCAGGGCCATGGTCAGCCTTGCGGGCTTCTTTCGGAACGTTGTCAAACAGGTCGTAGGCGTGGACGGCAGGCAGTGAGGCTTGGTACCGCAGCACAACCTCCAGCGCCCGACCATCATAGGTGCCGATGTCCACGATGTCGCCCCTATCCAGCGCCTGTTCACACGCCCAACACAGCGTGTACAACCGCCAGAGGCGTGCGCGTAGGACGAAATTGAGGCTACCGCAGGCGGCGTCGAACCGTGGGTCAGTCGTGAAAAACAGGTTTCGGAACCACACGAACAGGTCGTCGTGCAAGGTGCAGTCGTTTCCTTCGTTTGCGCCGAGGTGCACCATCAACTGTTGAAGTAACTTTTGCACCTCCAGCCGTTTTTCGGGGCTGAATTCTTGCCAGTCCTTGTGAAACATCGCCGCCGACGGGATCACAACGCGCCTCGTTGATGCACCGGGTCAGCCATATTTGCCACCATATTCGGGTTCGTTTGTTCAGCGGCTGCACGTTGTTTCAACCTCGCGATCCCTCGGTCACCAAAAACCTGCCACACCGTCGAACGTAAGTGTGGGTCACCGTAGACCTTTGCCGCGTTAGCCTCACGCAGCAGACCCGCCATCTGATCGCGCAACCACTCCATCCGATCCTCATGGCCGATCTCATCCTGCCGCACGATGTAGCGTGCGAGCAACGCGTCGGCCAATTTTAGTTTTGCGAGTGGTTCGGCAAGGTGTCGATCCCATTCGCGGCCGCAACGATCTTGCATCTGCTGCCAGCGTTCGTTGTCAGCGGCAATTTGCTTGTCAGTTTTGACAGGCTTTTCGCCGGGGGCAGGCTTTGACACCTTGAGGTCAAACAACCCTTGCCACTGGTTGCTGATCGACTGGTTAACCACCGCATCTTGGTCAGCACCGTACTTCACCAGTTTCATCTGCATGGCGTGTTCGCTGGCAGGTTTGATCGGTTTGCGTATCGCCGTCCGGTATGCCTTCCATCGTTCCCATGCTGACGTGTCTAAACCTTCCATCATGCTGTTGGACTCCAATTGCCGTGAGCCTTTTTTATACCCACGATTTTCAAGATATCACTAAAATTTTGACCTTGTTGAAGGCCATATTGTTCGCGCATTTTGACTTTGCGAACCTCCCACGTATCGGCATCTGCAATGGTTTGCAACGCGGCAGCCATTGCTGTTTCGTCGTAATTCGGAACGCGCAATACAATAATTCCGCTGCGATAAAAATTGTACTGATCGCGAGCGGCATCATAATTCTTGTCATGTGTCAAACCGTCAATTTCAACCGCTATGCCTAATTTGTGGCACCAGAAGTCAAACAACCGACAACCCCAAATTGTTTGCGTGTTCCATTTATGCCCTGTGAATTTTAGTTTTTGTTTTGCCCACAGTTCTGCCTCAACAATCTTGCTTTTGTTTTGTTTTTGCCTTTCTCTCATGTACTCGGCTTGGTCACTTCGTACTATCCATCTCATGGCATTACCCCTAATGCTCGGAAGCCCGGGAATGACCCCCCTACCCCCCTTAAATCGGAAGGTAGTGAGGTCATGCCTAAATGCCCGTATAGCCACGGTTGTTTAGACCCGCTGGACTTTGGTAAGCGATGCCCAGCCCGCCCAAATAGGCGGCCCTTCGCCAACAGATTTGCCCCATGTTGAGGGGGCGCGTGGTGGGGTGTTTGACACGGCTAGAACAGCGGTGTACATTTTCCATCACGCGAATGTAGCCCTTTCAGCGTAAGGCAGCCCCCCTGCCGCGTCAACCCCCTTAATTGGGGGTTTGTCGTTTCTGGCGTCTGTAACGGCCTCACAGACGATGCGGATAACCGCTTGCCATTCCCTTGACTTACGCCTTGCGGCTCTTGCAGAGGCTCTACGGCGTTCTACGTTGGCGTAATAGTACGCACGGTGGTAAGCGGTGCGGCTCACAATTCGCTGACCTCTTTGATGCGCTTACCGATCCACGCCATGACAGGCACCGCCATGCTGTTGCCAAGTGCCTTGTAGCGCGGCCCGTCTGGGCTTTCGGGCTTCTTACGCCACGGGATGTTGGTGTAGTTGTCTGGGAAGCCTTGCAGCCGCTCGCATTCTGTTGGCGTTAATCGCCGGATGCCACTTTGCTCAATGACCAATGCTTCTTCTTCTCGCAAGCATCCTGGCCCGTTTCGCGTAAGGCAAGGAAATACCCAGCCAACCCCCGCTCCCTCCTCTCGGCTCGGCGCAGGATGCCCTTGCAGGCTGTGGGACTCAAAAAGAACCGCTGCGGCACGGTGCCAGTCTCCAGCGTATCCGACAACGAACACACGGCGGCGTCGTTGGGCCACTCCGAAGTATTGAGCGTCAAGAACTCGGTAGGCGAACCCATACCCGAGTTCTGCCAACATTCCAAGGAAGGTTCCAAAATCCCTTCCTCCGTTAGACGACAAGACACCGGGGACGTTCTCCCATACCAGCCACTCGGGGCGATAGCGTTTAGCAATTGCGCCGTAGGTAAGCATGAGGTTGCCACGCGGGTCTGCCAGTCCTTTTCGCAGTCCTGCGACGCTAAAGGATTGGCAAGGGGTTCCTCCCACAAGAAGGTTGATTGGTTCATTAGGCCATGCCTCGTATTGGGTCATGTCCCCATAATTGGGAACGGTGGGGTAATGGTGTTTCAGTACGGCAGACGGGAAAGGCTCTATCTCGCTGTACCATGCGGCTTGCCATCCCAACGGATGCCACGCCACGGTAGCCGCCTCTACGCCGCTGCATACGCTTCCGTAAATCACCTGGGACGGGCCACCTTGCCCGCCTCGTACTGCCAGCGTCTTGCGTCAGGGACTTTGCCTGCCTTAACCCATTGCTGTACCGCGGCTCGGGTAACCCCAAAAGCCTTGGCAACAGCATATTGGGAGCCGTATTGCTTGATTAGTTGTTGCGGTTTCATGGGAGGGGAGGATAGGGGGGTTGACATGGCCTGTCAAGGTAACTATCCTATGCCTCGTTGACAAACACAACGGAGCAATAGAAATGCCTACCTTTGAAACCAAAATCTACGCCCTGGGCGTCTACTGGCAAGCCGAGATTGAATACAGTTTTGACGCAAACATTGACGTCACTGACGTATGGCTGCTTGGCTGCTATCCCGAGGGTTGTGAGGCGACACGCGCCGTTGATCGCAACGACTACGACCCGTACCGCGTCCGCGCCGACATCGGCTATTTTTCGCCAGCCGAATACGAAGAAATTCTGCGCCGTTGCGAACTTGACTTCGCCAAACAATGCGCCGCTGCCGAGGAGGCGATGTATGAATAAGCAGCAATCGCTGTGGCCGGTAGTCGTCCTGCTCATCATCCTCTACGGCATCGCGTGCATTGTAGAACCTTGTGACGGCCACAGTTGTGACGCGGAGGTGGTCGATGGACGCTGAACCGTGGGGTAACGATGACGCCTCTTGGTGGCA